CTACTCCCTAACCTCAACGAGCGGCACGCTCGCCACTTCGCCCGCCAGAAACGTCGCCCGGCTGACCGCGAGCCGGTCCTCCGCGAACCGTACCGGCACGTCGAAGCGGAAGCCCGCCGTCACCGCCACGCTCGCGGCCGGCGCAACATCGAACACCACCGCGCCCGCATCCACGCTCCACCCGCTCGCGACGCCGACGCCATCCAGCGCCACCATCACCGTCCCCGTCACCGGCCGCGTGATGATCCGGCGCAGCGCGTCGTCGCCCTCGCCATAATGCTTCACCAGTGCAAAGCGCGTCCGCACGCCGTCGCCCGCGCCCAGCAATTGATCGAGCGCGGTCGGCGTGCCGGTCATCCCGTGCGAGCTGTCATCGAACGGATCGCGAAAGCGGAAGGCGCGCGCAGCACCCCGCCGCGCGCGAAAGAAGGCGATGAGCGCACCCACATCCGCCTCGGAGCGCACCCCCGGCCCCGCGTCATAGCCCATGCGCGCGTCCGCCCAGTCGGCGTTGCGCTGCTCGAAACCAGCAGCGGTGGTCACGATCGCGGTCGAGAAGCCCGGCTCGACGCTGGCATGCGCGCCCACCGCCAACGGAAAGTCCACATCGTCGAACGCCTGCACATCCGCCTCCCCAAGATCGAAATGAACGAACCCGTCGCGCAACACCTGCGGCAGCGCCCAGACGAAGGTCTCGGCCGTGCCGCGCTTGGCGGCGGCCTCCGCCGCGTCCGCGATCGCGCGCCACTGCGCCCGGTCCTCCGCATTGAGCACGAAGCCGCTGTAATAATGCTGCTCTGAGACCGGATAGCCCAGCCGCGCGCTCGCCTCGGCGATCCCGCGCGCCGTCGCACCCCCATCGCCGCGCGTCACCCAGTCATAATCCTCGAGCTGCAACACGTCGAAAGCGGGCGATGCCCACCCCATCGGCAAATTGGCCCGCCGAATGTCCGGCGCGGCCGGATCGAGCACGCTCGGCAGATAGGCCAGCAGCAATATCTCGGCCTCCGCCGCCTCGTCCCGCACAGCCACCGCCAGTGCCGCGGTCGATGCCGCCAGCAGCGCCCCAGCCTGGTCGAGCAGCGCCTTTTGCGGTGCCGACAGGCTGCCCCGAACGTCCGCTATCGACACCGGGCTGCCCCCGAACGCCGCAATCGCCGCGTCGTCGTACAGGCACGGCCTGCCGTCGGCCGTCACCCACCACCATGGCTCGCCGATCTGGAAGCGCACCGCCGCCCCCACATCGCGCGCCATTCCCGCGAACGCCCGCGCAACCGTCTGGAGATACGCCATCGCCTCGTCGTTCGCCGGGGAAAGCAAGGTAGACGGCGGCACCCACCCGGTCAGCGCGGGGGCGCCATCCTCTGTCCGCTGCTTCCACGCTGGCGGACAATGCGTGTCGAACAGCTCGTAGGACAGCGACAGGATCACATCATAACCGGACGCTTTGGCCCGCGCGATGAAGTCGGCATGCCACGCCGCGCACGCCACGTTCAGCGCTCCGCCAGCGCTTGTCGCCAGATAGTCGCTGCCGCTGCGCGCGAGCCGGAAATAATGGCTCATCCCGACATAATGGCTGATGATATCCCGGTAACCCAAATGGAGGATGTTGCGCAGCAATCGCGCCGGCGTGAGGTTGTAGCAGTCGTCATATCCGCCCGCGATGCGCAGCCCGTGTTCCGGCAGCAGCGTGTCGCCGATCGCCAGCGTCGATCCCCCGCCCTCGCAGCGCAGTTCGCTGATCTCGGCCCAGCTTTCGACCGGCGTGGCCAGCGGGGCAGCGCTCATGTCATAGCCCGGCGGCACCAGCGAGATGAACATCCGGTCGATGTCCCCGGCCCACACCGGATCGGCCTCGCCCGGCAGGATGAAGCCGCCGTCGATGTCCGCGAAATCGAGCGCGATCTCCGCGTCGTCCGGATTGCCCTCGGCATAGTTCCACAGCCGCACATACCAAGTGCGCGCGCCTCCATCGGCACCGCGTCCCTCGATCGTCAGCGTCGGACCATTGATCGCATCCAGCCCAACCAACCCGGCGGACCGCCAGCGGAAGCGCAGCCGGCACTGGCGGAAATCGCGCGCGGTCTCGTAAGCCAGCAAGGGATGGTCATGCCGATCCTCCGCCTCCCAGATCAGCCCGCACAGATCGTCCCGCCGGTAAAACAGCGCATCCACCCGCAGCGCATCGGCGTCGGTCGTCGTCACCGCCGCCATCATCGGGCGCGGAAAATTCACCGTCCAGAACCGCGGATCGAAGCGCTTGATGAACGAGCGAACCTGCTGATCCGCAGGCGAAGCAAGCCAATACCCCACAAATCCTCCCCACACCGTGGGGAGGGGGACCATGCAAAGCATGGTGGAGGGGGGCTCGCCCCAGGGCGCACCGCTCGCCGTTCCATCCCACCCCGGATACCATCGTCATCCCAGCAAAAGCTGGGATCTCACGTGTCTTCGATACAAAACGGAAAAGAGATTCCAGCTTCCGCTGGAATGACAGCTATGTTCACTCAGCCGCCACCAGCGCCGCACGCACCGCACGCGCCACCTGCCGCCCCGAACGGGCCAGCGCCGCCGGCTCGTTGCCGCCCGGCGCATTGATCGTGATCGACACCCGCACGTCGCGGCCTGCGCCATTTGCTCCGGACAACACCTGCCCGCTGGCCGCCGGCACGAACAGTTCCGGCCCGCGCTCGCCCACCATATAGGCCCGTCCGGGCGAAACCGGCCCACCCGTCGCGCGGCCCGGCGCGCCCAGCAGCGCCCCGATCGCCGTCGTCGCCAGTGACAACAGCCCGCCCGAACCGCCGCCGCCCGCCATCGCGCCCACGCCATTGCGGATCGCCGCCGCCGCGATCTCGTCCATCACGGACAGGGCGACGCGCTTGAGATCGTCAAAACCCAGCTTGCCGCTGCGAATGCTGCGCAGCAACGCGCTCTCGATCGTCCGGCCGGCCCGCTCCGCGCCGCCGCCCAGTCCATTCTCGATCGATCCGCGCATCGCGTCCACGTCGCGCGCAAAACCAGCGGTGTCGGCGCGCACGCTGATCACCAGACGCTCGATTTCCTCATCCATCGGGAAACATCTCCATCAATCGCGCGACGTCGCTCATCCCCGCGCCCGTCACGGTCTCGCCCCCGTCGAGGGCTTGCAGCACGCACAGCAACTCAGCCGGCGTCGCACCCCAGAACTCCCCCGGCCGCCACCCGAGCAACACTCCCGCCAGCCCGGCGAGGCGCGATGCTGTGGTTTGAAAACTTTCTACCGTGTCATCCCCGCGAACGCGGGGATCGAGCTGCAGGGTGTCGAATGGATTCCCGCCTGCGCGGGAATGACAATCCATGAGCTATTTTCCCGCCAAAATCTGCCGGATCAACACCCGCAACACCGGTGTCGCCGCCGCAAGCCCGCCCTCGGCCACCGCCTCGCCCAGCCGTTCGCGCGTCAGCGCCTCGGGCCGATCCGCAACACAATGCCAGAACAGCGCCACCATCTCGCCCAGCCGCAACCCGCCCGAAGCCGCGCGCTCCACCAGCGCGAACAGCGGCCCCAGCTCCTCTTCAGCGGCAACCAGCGCCGCAAAGCTCGGCCGCAACACCAGATCGACCCCCGCCACCCGCAACCCCGCCTCTCCCCGCGCGGGATTGGCAATTCCTCCCCGGAACGGGGAAGGATCTACGATTGTCCTCATAGCGACGTGACCGGCCCGCTGCTTTCCAGCGCCAGCGTAAAATTCCGCTCGCCGTTGAAATCACCGGCATAGTCGAGCCGCGTCAGCAGGAACTTGCCCTGCATCCGCTCCCCGCTTTCGAAGGTCAGCTGGTAATCGTCGACGATCCCGCCGAGCGCATTGTTCTTCAATCGCACTTCCGCCGCCGACCCGGTGAACACGCCTGCCCCGGAAACCGAGACCGACCGCACCCCCGCGCCCGGCAACAGTTCGCGCCAGCCGCCGGACGACTTGTTGGTGATCACCACTGCCTCGCCATTGATCGAAAGCTGCGTCGTCCGCAGCCCCGCGACGGTCGAATAGACCGGCGTCCCCCCGCCGTCGCCGATCTTCAAAAGAAACGCACTGCCCTTCTCGGCCGCCATGATTATCTCCTATTGAGTAAACGGAATCCCATCGCTTCTTTGCCCTCTCCCGCGCGCGGGAGAGGGTTGGTGAGGGTCTTCTTTTGATCGACCACGCGTTTTTCACTGTCATCCCCGCGCAAGCGGAGATCCAGTTACCAGAGTGGTGACGGGTGAAAGCATTCAGGGCCAGCACCGGAGCGCAGGAAATCGCCATTTGCAGGCCGTTCTGGGCGCAATAGCTACCCGTCCCTAATCGGCCAACGTCCGCGCGCGATATTGCACCAGCCCCCCCCACGGCCCCGCTACATCGCGCGCCACGGCGGAGCGCAGGAAGGCCAGGCTCACCAGCCAGTGACCGCCGAGATTGCGGTTCATCGCCTCGATCGCGGTTTCGGCCTCGCCCATCAGGGTCAGCAGCCGCGTCGCGTCATTGCCCTCGTCCCAGATCGTGATGCCGATGCGGTGCTCGCGCCCGCTCGCGGTGACGTGGCTCCAGTCGCGCGCCGTGCCGTCGCCGATCACGGCATAGGGCCAGGCCGCGCGCGGCGGCGCGCCGTCGTAGATGCCGGTCACGACCTCCGCGAACGGAGCATGGTCGCGCAAGGCGGCAACCAATGCGGCTTGCACCGCCATCGCGGCGCCGCTCATCGCAAAAGGTCCGTCACCCCGCCGCGCAGCATCGCAAAGCCGGGATCGCGGATCAGCCGGATGGCTGCCGCGCTTGTTGTTATTATCACACCCTCTTCCTCACACTCAACCATGACGTCGGCCGGCAAACGCGCTTGCAACGTGGTGGCGATCGCCGCCTTTGTTGCAGTGGTCCGTTCCGCCGCGATGGCGCCGACCCGCCCCGAAAGCGCTTTCATCATCTTTGTTCCTCCATATGCAGCGTGATGCGATCAGGCGTGCGGGGATCGGCATGGATCGCGCGCACTCGCAGCATTCTTCCGTGCCAGACCATTCGGTCATCGATCGCGATTGCTGCGCCGGGCGCGCGCAGCGTAACCCGCCAGCACGGCATTGCCGCCAGGGCATCGCCCGAAACCTGTGCAGCATGCGCGGTGGGAACGATCTCGGCCCACGCGGTCCCGATCTCGACCCATTCGCCCGCTGCACCCGCCACGGCATCACGCGCGGGATTGCGCCGCTGGATCGTAACCCGCTCGCGCAATCGCCCGGCCAGTTCGCCCGTGCTCATGCCAGCTGCATCCGGCGCCAGGGCCGCAGCAACGCCGCGACGGCCATCGGCGGTGCACCCTCCTCCGCCGCGTCGCGATGCGCATGGAGATGCGCCGCTAGCCGCACGATCCCCTGCCGGATCGCGGGCGGCAGGCTCGCCCAGTCCATCGCCATCCCGGCCTCGTATGAAATGCGCACGCGCGCCGCGCCGGGCTGCAACACGCGAACCCAGCCGTCGCCATCCGCATCGATGTCGATCGCATAGCCGTCCACCGGCAGCGCGGACGCCACGCCTTCGACACTGACGGCTTCGACAGCCGTAATGCCGCGCACCGGCAAGCGCGCCAGCCGCCGCCATTCGCTGCTCGCGGACATGGTCTCTGCAAAGCCCCGCGCAATCAGCGCCTGCCCGACAAACCCTTCCGCGACATCCCCCGCCGCCGCGATCAGCCCCTGCAAGACCGCATCCTCCAGATCGCCGTCGATCCGCAGATACGCCTTCACCTCGCCCAGCCCGCCCGCCAGCGCAGCCGCCATCCCCGGATCATCGATCACTGCGCATCTCCTGATTTTACGATTGAAAACGAGCGCGACGTGAGCACGCCGTAAAGCCCTCTCCCGTCCTTTGCGGGAGAGGGTTGGGTGAGGGTCTTCTTCTTTTTCAGCTGGTTTGGAGAAAGAAGACCCTCATCCAAACCTCACCCCGGCACCACCAGCCCCGCCGCGATCCCGGCCGCGCCCACGCTGTTCGGATGCGTTCCGTCATCGGTCCACTGCGGCGCATGCGCGGCCCAATAGCCGCTGTCAGCCCCGCTCGCGTACAGATTGCCCGCTTCGATAAACCCGGCCGCCCCGGTCCGCCCGCCACGGATGCCCGCGTTCAGCGCCGCGAAGTTCGGCCATTCGCCGTCGCTGCGCACCACCTGGTCCCCCGGCGTCGTGCTCCAGTTGTTCGTGGCCGACGTCGTGCGCGGCCCCACCGTCGCGGGCCAGATCCGCTTGCCGCCCAGCAGCCCGTGCAGCGTCTGGTGATCCGCCTCCACCTGCGCCACCGTCCGCCCGGCCTTCAGGTCGTTGATCGCATGTTCGGTGATCACATCGCTGAATCCGCCGCGCGCATTCATCGCCGTAACCAGCGCGGACAGTTTCGACGTCACCGCCATCTGCGCCTGGATCGTCCCGCCCGGACAGGCGAGCGACACCCAGGGATAGAGCGGATCGATCGCCCGCTGGAAATAGCCCGCCCCGCCCTTCGCGCCCACGCTCGCCGCGTCCAGCGCGCCGTGCATCACGCTGTCGCCGTTCAGCAGGAAGGATCGCGCCGTCTGGCTCGTCGTCACCGTTCCCATGATCGCGACCGGGCCATAGACATTGCCGCTCGTGCTCGGATTGATCGTGCCGCTGTTGCCGAGGTCGCCCGCCGCCGCGCCGTCGGTTAGCCCCACGACATTGGCGATGCCCGCCGTCTGCCACGCGACCATCGATCCGCCGCTCGCAATCGCGGTCACCACCGTCCGGATCCAGAAGCGCGCGCCCGCCGGGATGGTGATCGCCACCGTATCGCCCGCCGCGAGAAACCCTGCCGGCACCACCTTGCTGGCGGCGCCGGCGAACAGGATCGGGGTAAACGTCCCCGCCGGATATTCGACGAACGCCTTCATCGTGAGGTTCGCCGGCCCGTTGGTCTCCTGGAAGGTCGACTGGCTGTAATACCAGTTGGCCCAGATCGCCTGCAGCGCGCTGATATCGCCTTGCGGCGAAGCCCAATGCTCGCTGCGGTAGGTGATTGGCGGCGTTACCGAAATCGTGCGCAGCGGGATATAGCCGCGATTGGCGACGAGGCCGGCCACCGGCACGGCGGGCGGCGGACCACCGCCCCCCGCCCCGCTGCGATGCCCCGCGCCCAGATTTGCGCCCAGGCCGAAACCGCTCATCAATAGAGCGCCAGCATGTCGGCCGCCGTCGTCCCGGTCGCGCGCACATATTGCGCCCGAAACGGCAGCACCGCGCCCGCCGGCACATTCTTCCACAGCGCGTCGGTCGTCCCGTTCACGCCGCGCATGATGATATTCCCCGCAGTGCCGACATACAGCGCCTTGGGAATATCGGTCAGCGGATTGCTGTCGTGCGGCGTCACCGCCAGCGCACGCGTCGATGGCGCCGAGGGACTATCCCCCAGCGTCGCGAAAGTGTCGGTCATTTTCAGGACTCCGTTATTCGGTCATGTCATCCCAGCGAAGGCGGGGATCCAGGTTCAACAATGCGTCAGGTCAGGTCGCCATAAAGGTCGCGCCACTCGGGGTTCGCATTCTCGATCAACTTCAGTTTCCAGGCACGGCGCCACTTCTTGATCGCCTTCTCTCGGGCGATTGCTTCATTCACGTCGGCAAACGCTTCCGCATGGACAAGCATTTTGATGCCATAGCGTTGGGTAAAACTTTCGCCTCCGCCGGTGCGATGCTGGTGCACGCGATGCGCGAGAGAATTGGTCACGCCCGTGTAGAGTGTGCCGTTACGCGCACTAGCCAGAATATAGACATGATAAGTTTTGCCCATAGTCAGATCGATACTGGATCCCCGCCTGCGCGGGAATGACACATCCATTGATGATCCATTCTTTGTGTCATCCCCGCGCAGGCGGGGATCCAGCCCGACAAAAACACTCGGCCAAGCCGGCCATTTTCCACGAAACAGCGATCTTCATCAGCTCGCCACCGTGTCGATCACGACACGGAAAACTTCATCAGCTTGATCGCCTCGCTATTCACCACGCCCCCGCCGATCCGCTTCACCGCGTAGAAGTTCACGAACGGCTTGTTGGTGAACGGATCGCGCAGGATTTGCGTCTCGCTGCGTTCCGCGATCAGGTAACCCGCCCGGAAATTGCCGAACGCGATCGACAGCGAATTGGCGGCGATGTCCGGCATGTCCTCCGCCTCAACGACGGGATAGCCGAGCAGCGTGTCCGCCCGCCCCTCGGCCAGCGCCGGCTGCCACAGGAACGCGCCATCCGCCGTCTTGAACTTGCGAATAGCGGATAAGGTCGCCGAATTCATCACGAACGCTGCGCCCTGGCGGTAGGGCGATCGCAGCGCCTGGACGAGGTCGATCAACTTGTCCTGCGGGTTCGATGCCGCGAACGCGCCCGCCGCGCCCGCCGCAACATATTGCAGCGATCCCCAGGCGCGCACGCTGTCCGCCTCGTTGGTCGTCGTATAGGTCAGGAAGCCCTTCGGCCTGCTCGTCCCATTGCCGTTGACGAAGGCAGACCCTTCGGCCCGCGCGAACTCGGTCGAAATCTCGCCCGCCAGCCATGCCTCCACGTCGAACTGCGCATCGTCCAGCATCGCCTGGCTGGCCGAGGGATTGGCGTAGAGATCGCCCGACGGCGGCACGAACTCGCGGAAGGTGGGCGTCGCCGTCTCCGGCCGCGCCGCCGTCTCCGCCACCCAGCCGGACGGCGCGCCCCCGGTCGTGATGAGCTTGCGATAGCCCGCCGATCCCACTTTCACGACATTGGCGATCCGCCGGATCGGCGAAATCGCGACCAGCGCCGCATCGATCACCGCGTCGATCTCGCGCGGCACCGCATAGCCGCCCGCCGCGTCAGTAGCGCCCGACACGCTCTTCAGCTCGATCCCGCTCTCCACGCCCTTGCGCAGATAGCCGTCAACGAACGGGCTGGACTTCACCCCCGCCCCGCTCAACGCCGGCCGCCCGGCCGCCACGACGGACGCATCCACCCGCGCCCTGAGCGCCGCCATCTCTTCGCGCAACACGCCAACCGCATCCGCCCGCTCAACCGCCTCAAAAGACGCCTCAAGCGCATCCGCCTTCACTTCGTACATGCTTGTTCTCCTGCTTAGAAATCTCGAATAAAATAGCCCGTTCGTCCCGAGCGAAGTCGTGGGACGCAGCAAAATGCGCGCACCTGTTCAGCCACCTCTGTCATTCCCGCGAAAGCGGGAATGACAAACAGGTATGACCGTCACACCGCGCACTCCGTCACCCTGAATTTATTTCAGGGTCCATAATCGATGCCCCGGCCGCTCCATCTACAGGTGTGAGCATATGGACGCCGAAACACGCTCAGCATCACAAATTTCGCGAATTCCTGCGGTCTAATCCCGGATCAAAGTACCACTTTGCTCCGCCTCCACCATATGCACCCGCGCTGCCGGCTGCATCGGAAACGTCACGACGCTCACCTCCACCAGCTCCAGATCGGTCAGCTCCCGCCCCGCCCCCGCGTCACCACCGCCGCGCACCCGATAGCCGAACGACAGCCCGCTCACCGCGCCCTCGCCCAGCATCGCCGCCGCCTCCCGCGCCGCGCCGGATCGCGCCGACAGCCGGCCGATCACGCGCAGCCCGCGCTTGTCCTCGGCCAGATAATCGATCCGCCCGATCGGCCGCGCCGGATCATGCTGCCACAACAGCGGCACCCCCGCCGCGCCGGCCTTCACCGCCCGCGCGAACGCGCCCTTGCGGATCACGTCGCCCGATCGGTCCGCCCGGTCGAACAGCGCGGCATAACCCGCGAAGCGGACGGCGCTCATATCCACCGCGTTTCACGCGGTCCCCCACCCCATGAAATCATGGGGAGGGACTTGGCGGCCCGCATCACCTGAAATACTCCGCCAGCCCGAACCGCATCGCCAGCCCCAGCACCACCCCCGCCAGCACGACGCGCACGATCCACCCGACGAATGCGTTGCGCGCCGACGCCTTCGCATCGCGCCACGCCTGCAGCAAAGTGCGCAATTCGCTGATGTCGCGATGCGCCGTCGGGTCGGTCAGCCCCAGCCGCTCCAGCGCCCGCTGCACCGCCATCTCGCTCGCCTCCTCGGCCAGCGCCCGCAACGTCACCAGCGACGCCCCCTCCCCCTCCGCCTGCGCGATCAGGCGGGCCAAAGTCTCCGATGCCATATGATTTCTCCACGATAATATCCTCCCCGGCACGGGGAGGGGGACCGCCGGAACGGCGGTGGAGGGGGGCCGCCTCAAACGCAGCGCCCGCGAAACTGTCATTCCGGCGAAAGCCGGAACCTATGCTCCCGGATCACCCTGTCTCGATCCTCGTAAATAATGGGTCTGCACCCTAATCCACTCCCACCATCGCCCGCTTCTCTTCCGCCGTCAGAAAATCCGCCCCGCCCACCATCGCCCACAGCCGCTCGCGATCCTCGCTCAGCGCGGGGATGGCGTCGCGGTCCGGGGTCAGCGTCAGCCCTGGCCACCAGACGCGCAGCCCCTGCGCCAGCCCGGCCGCGATCTTGTCGACCAGCGGCAGGATCGTCTGGCGCCACACCGCCCTGTTCGCCTCGGCATAGTTGGCGTGGGTATTGTCGCCGGGCAGGCCGAGCAGCAGCGGCGGCACGCCGAAGGCCAGCGCGATCTCGCGCGCCGCCGCCGCCTTCAGCCCGACGAAATCCATGTCCGCCGGGGTCAGGCTCATCGCCTGCCATTTCAGCCCGCCTTCCAGCAGCATCGGCCGCCCGGCATTGCCCGCGCCGGCGAAGCTCGCCTCCATCTCCGCCCGCAGCCGCGCATGCTGGTCGGGCGAGAGCGCCGCCCCCGGCTCGCCCGGATCATAGACCAGCGCGCCGGACGGCCGCGCCGCATTGTCGAGCAGCGCCTTGTTCCAGCGCGTCGCCGCGTTGTGGATCGCCACCGCCCCCGCCGTCGCGCCGAGACACCCCAGCCCGTAATGATCGTCCGCCGGATGCGGCGCCTTGATGTGCAGGATGGCGGGCTTGCCCGTGCCGTCCCGCGCGGGCAGCCGCGTCGTCCGTTCCCCGGCGTGATAGACATAGGCGACCGGCCAGCCATCCGCCCCCGGCTCGATCGTCACCCGCTCGGGGCGCAGCGCGAACAGCTCGGCCGGCGCGCCGCCCGCGTCCTGCACGATCTGGATAAAGCCGTTGCCGTGCAGCAGCATGTGCATCGCGATCGTCTCGACCAGCGATTGCCCGGCCGACGTCGCTGCGATCAGCCGCCCCGCCTCGGCCGGATCGGCCCGCATCGGCACGCCGCCCGCGCCTTCGGCTACCAGCCGCACCGCGCGTTGCGCCACCGGGTTGCCCAGATAGGCGTCACGCAGCTGCGCCTCGTAACCGCGCGGCCATTCGCCATAGGCCGCCAGCCCGATCGCGCTGCGCAACAAATCCGGCCGAGCGACACCCCGCGCACCCTTCCGCCCAAACAGACGCATGCAAATCTCCTGTATCTAAAAATCCTCCCCACATCGTGGGGAGGGGGACCGCGACGCGCATCTGCGCGGATTACTCTTCGGGGCTGCCCATCAGCCATGCCGCAAGCATGCCAACGATCAGGCCGATGATGAGAAAGAATATCGGCAATACGAGCCACAAGAAAATGATCACAAAGAACGCAGGCCCAACGCCGCCGCCGTCGATCGATCCGGCTCTCACGCCTGAATCAAACAGGGCGAAGATGATAAATCCTGCGCAAAATATCAGTACGGGTATCGGCAGCGCTGCGGCCATGACGACCGAAAGTCGGGAGCTTTTCGGATATATCGCTCTCCAGGCCGCCGCAAACATTACGTCCAGAAATGGCGATAATACCAGCGCAAACAACATATAAAAGATCATTGGGGCGATATAGCGTCAATACACTGCCGTTTGCTAAACAACTTACGCACCCCACACCCTCACAACCCCCACACCCGCGGCTCCGGCCGTTTCTCCAGCATCAGCTCGGTCAGCGCCCACACCAGCGCGTCGGCGCGGTCGGGGGATCGGCCCGGCCCGGCATAGTCGCCGCCCACGATCAGCCCGCACAATTCGTCCTCGAGCGCGGTAAAACACCCCGCGTGCCAGGCCTTGCCGGATTCGTAGAGCGCCGCCACCGGCTCGGCCCGCGCCACCTTGCCACGCGCGGCATGGACCGAGCGGATCGGCATTGTCGCATCCACCGCGTGCAGCACGCTTTTCACCATCGCACCGCCATTGTTCACCTCCGCGATCACCCGCTCCGCCCGCCAGCGCGCCGCCGCTGCCGCCACCGCCCGCGCCCAGCCTTCGGGCGAGCGGCCCTGCACGCTGGCGTCGTCCAGCACATAACCGCGCCCGTCCTCGCCCAGCCCGACGACGACGATGCCGCACGCATCGGCGCCGTCGCCTGCCCCCGCCGGCGGATCGACGCCCACCACCACGCGCCGCATCTCGGGCGTCGCATCCTTCGCCACGCGCTGCGTCTCGATCAGGTCGCGATCCCACAGCGCGCCTTCGATGCTGTCGATCAGCTCGCCGTCCAGTTCCTGCCGGCCCAGCCGCGTGCCGCCATAATATTCGTCCATCGCGTTCAGATAATCCCGCGCGAGAATGCCCGCATTGTCCCGCGTCCGTCCCCGCGTGATCGCCACGTCCTTGCGCGCCGGGCCGGCCAGCATCCGCACCAGCGGCACGGGCCGGGGCGTCGTCGTCGCCACGGTGCGCGGCCGGACGCCGATGCGCAGGGTCAGGCTCAGATTTTCCCACACCGTCAGCCCGTTCGGCCATTTGGCGATCTCGTCCGCCCAGGCGAAATGATGCTGGCTGCCGCGCAGGCTTTCGGGTTCCGCGGCGGAAAACAGCGTCGCGATCGTACCGTTCGGCCAGGTCAGCTTGTGCAGTGAAGGCTCGTACACCGGCCGCCGGTCGATCGAAGCGACGGCGAGCAGCCCGCTGTCCCCTTCCACCATCACCCGGCGGGTCTCCGCCATCGTCGCGCCCACCAGCGCGATCCGCATGCGCGGCCGCGTCTCCGCGATCTCGCGCACCCACTCCGCCCCCGCCCGCGTCTTGCCGAAGCCGCGCCCGGCCAGGATCAGCCACGTCCGCCAGTTCCGCGCCCTGGGAGTCCGTTGCGCTGGGCGGGACCAGAACCCCCAGTCGCTGCCTACCGCCGCAGCGGTCGGCTGATCCATCCGGTCGAACAAGGCATGGACATGCTCCGGGCCGAGCAACGCAAGCCGCTCCGCCATCGACAGCATCCACGTGCGGCGGGACGTTTCTTCCGTCATTGCTGGCTGTTTTCCTTGAATATCGTGATGCCCCAACACATCCCTTGCCTCCGGCGAAATCCTGACCCATGCCCCATCACGCACGACCACGCGGAAAGCCCCCCATGCGCACAAAGCTCGGCACCTGCCTGAAAAAGGCGCGCTTCCAGACCGAACAGGACGCGCTTGCGGCCGCCCGGACCGCCACCATCCCGCTCAGGCATTATCGCTGCGACCGCTGCCGGCAATACCACCTCACCAGCCGCACCAAGGGCAAGCGCGCGCCAAAGCCGGACAACCGCGTCAGCCGCGGGCCGGCGCTGCAAGTTTGCAACAGCCCAACCCCGTTCGTGTCGAGCGAAGTCGAGACACCCCGCACAGCGTCCCTCGACTTCAGCTAAAGCTGAATTTATCCGGGGCGCCCGCCCAGCGTCCCGCACCGTCATTCCCGCGAAGGCGGGAATCCGGCTTCTCGGCGGATGCGCCTGCCAACCTCGGACCACAGCCTTCCCATAACCGTCATGCCAGCGCAGGCTGACATCCATGTCCTTCGCCAAGATGAGGTGCACCGGGGGCAACTCCCGACAACCCCGACCATTTCACCGATCCGCAATCAGCGCCCCTCACCCAGCCCCCGCCATCTCCCGCTCCCCCTCATAATCCTCCTCCAGCTCCGCGTCGTCGGGCTTGCCCAGCAGCCGGTTGCTGATCGCGATCACCTTGGCGCGCAGCGCCTCGCGGGTGTCGGTGCTGGTTTCGGCGGCCAGCGCGGCGATGCGGGCGCGGCGCTGCATCACGCTGTCGCGGTGCATCTTCAGGAGCCGCATCGCGTCGGCGGTCGATATCTGCGGCACCTCGCGCACCCGCTCGACATCGCCTTCCAGCAGCACGCGCTGATAGTCGATCGCGCGATTCAGCATCATCGTTTCCAGCATGTCATACGCGCCGTCGATCGCGTCATCCCACGCCAGGCGGAACGCGATGTCGGTGCGCCGGTGCTGATAGACGGTGCTCGACGCGACCCCCGCCGCCTTGGCGGACGCGGTGACGTTGGCGCTCCCCGCCAGTTCGTCCAGGAATTTGCGTTTCTTCCTGTCGTGAAAGCTCCGCGCCGTTTCCGCGCGCAGTTGCAGCCCCGCCGTGCCGTCGCCGCGCACCTGTGCCTGGATCATCTTCGCCATCATCCGCTCCGGACATGAAAAAGGCCGGCAACGCGGGTGCGTTCCGGCTCAGCTACAATTCTTCAGTATGCCCGCCTTGTGCCATAACAGCGTGACGCTGGGCATATGTGTAGTTTACAAACCCGTTGCCGTTTTGATCTAATTTCAGCTATGGCTCGCTCGTGGGCAAAGAGGGGACAAGCTTTCTGGCGAGGCACACCGGCGCTTCCATTTGGGGAGCAGCTGGCGTGATTATTAATCTCGTTGGTTTTCTCGATACGGCCAATACGATTACGACCAAATTTCCGCCGTGGGCACTGCATGCCGTCGGCTCTGGGATGTTCGCGGTCTTTGTCCTGATGGTTTTGATGAAGATGGACAAGGAGCACCGCGAACGAGCGCGGCCTCAACGAGACGATTTCCGACTTTCACAACCCTTGACAGCGGCGGCGGCGATCTCTGCCCCTTCGCCGCAACAACTCGGCGAGAGGTTAGTAGAAAGCGAGAGTGACGGTCGTGTATTTCTCACTAGCAATGGTGATCCCGCAAAACTGATGGCGATGTGCGCGGGCATGACCGATGTTCAAGCAAAAAGGATCGTCGTGCCTTATCTAGGGAAGTGGATAAGATACCGGGGAAGTGTGAGAGATGTTCACGCTGGCCACAAACGGGCAACAATCATTTTTCAGACCGGCAACGGGACGGTCATCCGAGGCGAACTAACGAAAAACGTTGAGCTTGCTGACATTTTGCATGTCGGGGATGAAATAGAGGTGATCGGAAAGCTAGAGACAATCGACTCCGTCAGGGTCAACATGACGGATGTAGAGATCGTTGGGCGCTAACGCTTTCACCCACCCGCCGCTCTCGACGTGATTCGCCAGCATGCCTGATTCCATAAACCGAGCGTGACGCTGTAGGAAAGAACTTTTTACCGATCTGGTTCTTTTTCGGGTTTTGGCTTTTGCTTCACCAGCTTCTCAAGCCTCTGCTTGAAGCGCTCCGGATCGTCGTCCGTCTCTAGTTCGCGAGCGGCTTCCTTGAATTTGTCGGATTGGGATTTGGCAGGTTGGGGCATGACGACGCTATAGCACAATCTACTAAATCAGATCACGTCGTCATCATCGACTGGCGCCACAATTTTGATCGCAAGTATTTCGATTGTCTCGCCCACGCGATAAAGCGCCCAAATAGCTGGGACATTTGCTAATGCATCATCTGCTTGGACATACAATCGCAGCGACGGATCCCCTATATTAGGGGGTCGTCCTACGATGGCCCCAGATCGTGAAAGGAGCCATTCTAAAGCATACCACGCCTCGCGGAGGCGTGGGTAGTTTTCACATTGCTGATCTACCTCATCGGAAACGGCAGTTTCGGATACGACCGTTTTAAGGCCCCACGGACCGTCTGCCATTGCCCCAACACCTAAATTATAATGCTTGTGCTATGCTGCTATCTTGTCGGAAGCAAGGCTGTTGAGAGCATCATTCGCCCATTTACGGACTTCGATAGTAATCTCGCCTCGCTGAGCGAAAGTTGCAAAAAGGGGAATTTCTTCGCCCAATTCTGCCGCTTCCCACACTTGATCGTGCGTCATATCGCTAATCTCATTAGCCGAGAAGCTGTCGCAGATAACTCTCGTGATGCTATCGAGAATTTCTCGATCTTGCTCACTCAGGGCCTCCACTTCGGCAGCTCTCATGGGGATATAGTGGCGCATGACTTTGTTGCCCGGAACAGGAACCTCGCGCACGACCACTTTCCCCTCCTGAGCAAGCTCACCGATCGCGGAGAGCACGTTCTTTGGAACAGGCCCTAACCGGCGCTTTACATAGGAATCAGCTGTGATCGTAGTTCCATTCATCCGATATGCTAACCGGTCAGCGAACCACATAATTTTATTCAGACGGATTGCACCTAGCCGAGCGGGATCATCGCAGCGCGCGATGACGTAATGCAATGCCTCCTTCAGCTTTTCGTGTGCCAT